GTTATATTACTTTTAGTAGATCTATGGTGATAGTGGCCGGACAATACTATTCTAAACTTTTTCAAAACTTCTTCACTCAGTCCGTGTGTGCTTTGATGTCCCTTGAACATATCAAAACCCATAAGTTCAAAATGTCCAAAACAAATATCAGATCTAGCCTGATCCAATTCTTTTATTAATTGTTGTTCTTGTCCAGATGGAATCCAAGGACACAGAAAAACTTTATACCCATCATTTTCCCAAAGGTGTGGTTTGTCGTAGACGAATATATTTGGATATGAATCCAATAATTGCATACTATTCACATCATTCGTATTCTTGTAATATACATCGTGATTACCTACTATTACGTGTAGAGTAATTTTATTTTCGCATAAAATATCAAAAAAGTTTTGTCGCCAATCTGATAGAGTTTTAAAGTTGATGTATTTCCTTCGGTCAAATACATCACCCAAATGAAATACATGTTGAATACCATTTTGCTTCATTCTTGGTATGAAGTCATCACGAAGGTATTCAATACAAAATTGTGAGAAAAATTGAGAATCATTTCTCACACCAATGTGTTGGTCTGCTATAATTCCTACTTTCATTTATTCTATCAACTTATTCATTTTTTGTTTACTCTTTGCCTTTTTGGCAAAGTTGTTAGTTTCAAATTGTTCAATATATTTTCTCATGTTAATATCTGCATACTCACTACCATATCTCAAATTACCTTCAATGCCTTCGGTACCCTCGGCATCTCTCAAGCCATTTTCAATACTTTTATATTTGATGTATAAATGCTGCTTCTCTTTTTTTATTCTTCTAACAAATGCCCAAGTAATGATTTGAGTAAAATAGGCAAATGGATTATTACTTTTTTCTGGATCAAAATTGTCGATATACAATAAACAGTTCTCTATACCATCTGCTATCATATCATCTTTAAATGGATAGTTAGCAAAGCCTGGAGAATTACTAAGTTTATGTGCAATTTGAGTTATCATTAAACCTATTTCATCAGGAACAGGTGGTAAATCTGGTATAGTTGCACGACGATTAGACTTTAATTGTTCTACATAAGGCTTCCGCAATTCGGCAAATTCTTTCATTGCCTCAAAAAATCTTTTATTGTCCACATAATGAACAACTTCTTTTTTCTTTGTCTTTGGTTTTACAACCCTTTTAATTCTTCTTATTGTCTTCACAAAGATGCCTTAAAAATAGATTAAACTCTATATCAAAAGATTACTAAAAATAATCAACAATGTCAACAAAATAAGTAAAAACCAATTAACAGATTTTGAACGTTACTCTCCTTACCGCTAAGGGGGATTTTGAATCACTATGAATACAGTAAAATACAAAAGGTATTAGATGATTTGCGACGAAGGAGCAAATCATGTGCGAAGCACACTATAATTAAATACAATAAAATACAAAACGAAATGACGAACGAAGTGAGGAATGTAGTTTAGAAAGGTTGTATATAATTAGCACACAAAAATTACTATTGTCAAATTTATTTTTCAACAAAATGTCTAATACTAGACAATCATTGAAAAGTGTCTTCATCATCAAATTTATAAGTATCGAAAAACATCTTTTTGTGGAAATAGTCACTAATATAATATTCAGCATCATTATAACTATTAATGTAGAGATCTATATACTCTTTTTTTGGTTTGAAAAATGCCAATACTTTATCTCTAGGTATTAAAGCTACGGTAGAATCTGAAAAAGGAATCCAGTCCAAAAGCTGTATGTTATAGTGTCCTTCAATTTCGTCATATTCAGAAGTTAGAAGTTTTGGTGCTCCTACCAAAACAACACTATCTATATTTCCCACAACTGCAAATTTTTTTTCTTCTTCAGGAAATACATAGCAAATTAAATCTTCTTTAGTCATCAATTTAATGACTTTAATATTTTCTATTTTGTTATTTACTGTTAAATGTTTAGGCATTAGAAAACCACTTTATGTATTTTGTAATCGAATTTTTCACTATCATAAACTTTAGCTCTTTCCAAAAAATGCTTCAATGCATAATTTTTTCTATTTTTGTAAGAAAAATCATCTACTATATCATATAAATTAGCTTTATTTGAGTAATCGCCTATCCTTAGAACTCTTCCAATTGACTGCAAAGATCTAATTCTGGATTTTGTAGGTGAAACAAAAATAATATTATCCAAGTTTTTAATATTAACACCAGTAGAAAAAACTTTTACAGAAGCCACAATAATTGAACCTCTTTCATTTTCAACTTTTTTTCTAATCTCTTCTCTTTCCTCTGAAGGTGTTCCGCCATATACAAAATATACATTTCTGTTTTTAATTGACTTTTCAATCATAGAGTGTAGAATCTTGCCATGGTCATCAACAAATTCAAAAAGAATCAAAGTAGTGTCATTTAATGTTTTTGTTAAGTTTGTTATAAATCTATTTCTTCTTTCATGCTTAATTATGTATTTAACCTCCTCATCATATGTAGTTTCTTTCATTAATTTGCATTCATATTCAGGGTATTTTAAGCATATACAGTGTATGCTTAGTTTTGCCAAAAAATTATTATCAATTAATTCTTTTGTGGAAATAACAGAAAATACCGGACCAAGGTATCCTTCTAGTATCAATTGATTAACTTTTGTTCCATCTAAAGTTCCTGTCGTTCCTATTTTAATTTTAGTGTTTGAAGTTTTTTTCAATATTGAAGTTATAGAAGCACTTTTTCCTAAATGTGCTTCATCACAAATGATAACGTCAAATTGTTCAAACCAAACTTTTGGTAATTTATAGAGAGATTGCCAAGTACCTACTATTATATTTTTATTTGTATTTTTATCTTGTCCTCCATAAACTAAATGTATTTCACGGTCAGTATTAAAAGTTTTATCGTTTACTGCGTAGTCTGAAAAATCGCTCTTCATTTGGTGTATCAGTGAAAGAGTGGGAACGATTATTAAAGTTTTGGCATTGAACCATCGAGTCAAAGTGTATATGGTAGCTGATTTACCTGAACCTGTTGGCGATAATAATAAAGTTCTATTATTTTCAATTACGTGCTTAATGCCTTTTATTTGGTAATCTCTTAGCTGAAATGGCAGCTTTAAATTATCAATAAATGTATTGAATTTGTCCAAATTAACTTCGATGTTTGAATCCGATTCATACTCAAGGGTGTAATCACGTTCCTTGCAGAACTGTTTAAGGTAGTTCAAAAGACCTATCGGTAAGGTGCAGTCCATCATATTGTACAGACGAACATATCCGTCCCACAATCTATTCTTATAAGATGGTGTGAATTGAAATCCTTCTTGTCGGAATTTAAAATAGTCCGATAGCTCTTGGTGTATGTACCCTTCAGTACGTAACCTAAAAAATACTTCATCAATTTTTTCGAGTTGTATTTTAGCCATATGCTATATTTATAGCATATATTGGAAGCTAACTTCCTTGGCTAAACTTGATGAATTCTATGGCGTTTCTTATATTCCAGGTTCTTTGTTTTAAGTTATCCAGAATTGAATGTAAGAAATCTATTTTTTCTTTTTGATATGCAATCTTTTGATTGGATTCTATAATTTTTTTGTCTGACTGTAAATACACATCGATGTCAGATTTTAATACTCTTTTATCGAAGCTATCTAGTCCCAGTTCTCTTAATTCTTCAGGAGAAATTTTTCCATTATAGTATTCCCATCGAACTTTATAAAGAAGTGAATGATCACTTTCCATCTTCTTTAGTAGAAGTTTTTCTCTGGTGTATATTTTATAATATTTGTTATGTAATTCTGGAATCTTTAGACTTTCGGTGGCTAGATCGGAACGATCAACCTTACAATCATTACTCCATAATTCTTCAATTTTGTCTATTTCCATATTTTTATAGATCATCAGATATTGTATAGTAACTATATCTGAAAGATACTACGGATGTCAAGAGAATAGTTTCGGAATTTGAGGCATCAATGTCAATACCCGTTAAGCTAATAGGAAATGCGTCCACAAAAGTATATCGCAAAAGTGGATTACCTTGACTACTAGAAATTATTAAATCTATATTTGAGTAGATATTTCCTTGTCCAAATGGTCTTTGTAATGGATATGTTTGTCCCGTGATGTCCTTATCTAATCCTGATTTAACTTTTATATACTGTTCAAAGTTTTGAGGAAAATTTAACCCGTGTATCCACATGTAAAAGTCGTACCAGTTTTTTAAACCCTCTTGTACTAAAAAGGTCATTTCTAGATTTGAATATTCCAAACTAGTGCCCGGCAATTGTATGGCATTGAATAAGTTTTCTTGTGTTACTACGCCAGAAACTATTTCTGGGATATTTACTTTTTGAATGAAGAATGAGCTTTCTTGCAATCTTGGAATGACAACAGCAAATGTCAATCCGTTTTGGAAGTTTTTAGTTGTTAGACTGCCTCTCATATATTTTTTATTTTATAATATTATCTGTGTCAATTATTTATGCACAAAAAAAAAATGAGAGCGATATTTCTACCGCTCTCATTTACTAATCACTCGATAATCAGGATATTACAGAGAAGTAATAGCCATCTTACGGAAGAACTCGTTAGAGTTAGCAACGATACTACCGTTACTATTACCAGCAAAGTTGCTAAATGGATGAGCAACGATCCCGTAACGAGTCTTGAACGCAATCTTTGGTTGGAATTGGTTCTGATCCACAGCCCTCATCATTTGGAGAGGAACATAAGGACAGTAGAACAATCCAGCATCATAAGGATTTGCACCCTTATAACCAACAACCAAGAAGTTTGAACCTACAACATAAGGATCAATATAAACCTTGAAACGTCCATTGAGAACACCAACAAAAGTATCACCAGTGTCATCAACGTTCAGGTTATCTTTGAGGTTTGTACCATAGTCAAGAAGTCCAGCGGACGAAAGAGCCGAAGCAACGTCCGAAGTACAAACGATCCAGTTACCACGACCACGACGAGTTCTCTTGGCAATTGTGTTTGCTTCTTTTTCAAGATGGAACATCAAACCTTTGAACTTTTCAACTAACCAACGACCATCGGTGTCATTGTCGAGATCGATAGTTCCAGGAACTGAAGCATAAGTAGCACCAGGAACAGCCGATACGTAAATCGTACGGATGAATTCACGGTTGATTTCAGCAAGAATTTCACCAGAAAGAATGTTTGCCAATTCGCTTTCGGCATCCAATCCATGAACCGCACGAAGATCGTCCGCAAGTTCTGTGGTGTATTCAGCTTTCAGAGCACGAGTCTTAGCTTCCACTGTGAGCTTATCAATACTGAAAGCCATCTGAGGAATTATGTTATCTTCACCTTGTGCTGTCGGCATCGCAGTACCAACATCTGCCATTGTGATGGCCAGAGGATCAAGAGTTGCATTATGTGTTCCAGTACCCGAGAAATCTGTGTCTGCTTCAAGATGAAGTGCTTCTGAACCCCCTTGTGTGCTATACTTGCTTTTAAGCGCAAATATCAAGCCTGTAGGTGCGTTCATTGGCTGAACACCAGCAACGTCGAATGCCATAAGACGTGGAAGAACACGACGAACGAGAGAAATAAGAACAGGATCATAACCCTTCAAGTTAGGGTTAGCGTTTGGAAACCCGCCAGTTGAGTTTGCCGCTGGAGCCTCATTCAACATTCTGGCTTCATTCAATGCACCCTCGGAGGAATAACCACCGTTGACCAATTTCTTGTTTTCAGTCGCTTGGTTCTCAAGAACAACCGACATGGCCATTCTCTTGTAGCGATCTTTGACAGGAACCACTCCCGATTCGTTGAGGTCGAGAACCCTCTCCCACTTTTTCATCAGCTTGGGAATGCTGACTTGTGTACTCAAAATCATTTTTTCTTAACTCCTAAGTTATTTTTAAGTTAATTCATACAAATTATTTATAAATTTCTTTTTTTGAAAGCATCAATATATTGTTCGACCTCATAATTTGACTCGCCAGTTTGTTCTGTCAAGTTCATGCCACTGTTTATCATTCTTTTATTTGCAGTTTTATTTCCACCCTTTGCAAAAAACGACTTTTTAATTGTTAGAACCTTTTCTGCAAAATCTTTTTTATTTGTAAAGGCCAAGTTTTCCGTTAAAGACACCAATCTTTCGCTATCCGAAGATGTCAAACCTTCACAAGCCCTTTTGACGATTAAACTCTTTGAAGTTTCTTTTAGGGCTTTTGACAAATGAATAGTTTTTTTGGTTTGTTCATTCAATCTATTTTCCAATTCTTTGGTTCTCTTAGTGAGACCTTTTACAAGATCTTTTTTGTTCTTTGGAACTTCAACGTAATGCTTTTCAAACAGATCTTTCATTCCGGACATAAAGTTTTCTGCTATTCTGGATTCAATTGAACGATCAACAGCTACTTTATTTTCCTTTAGCCATTCCGAAACTGCATAATCCAGATATGAAGAAAGTTTATTAACAATTCTATCTTCCTTCAACTTGCTCTGCTTTTTGTATGCAATTTTGTAGGCTTCTCTAATCTTTTCTCTTTCCGATGCAATTTTTTCTCTTACGACAGCTTCAAAAATTGTGGCGGTTTTTTTCTTGAATCCTTCGGAAAGTTTTTGACCCTTGAATAAGGTGTTTAAACTTTCATGCATTTCTTTCTTTTCATCTTCTTCGGAGCCGTAGGCTTCTTTCATTTCTTCTTCGTCTTCATGACTAGATTCATGCATTTCTTTCTTTTCATCTTCTTCGGAGCCGTAGGCTTCTTTCATTTCTTCTTCGTGATCTTCTTCGTCTTCCTCTTCGGATTCTTCTTTCAAGGATTTGAATTTTTTATTATGCTTTTTGAGGGAAGCGAGTGCTTCGTTGACGAATTTTTCCATATCTTCTTCGTCCTCTTCTTCCTCTTCCTCTTCTTTTTCTTCCTGTTCCTTCAGTCCTGGAACTTCTGGATCAGGTAATATTTGATCGCTGCCGAGATCTAAATCGGCCTCATCTCTTTCTTCTTCACCGCCAATAAGTTTTAGAAGTTCTTCATCAGGAACTTCATCCATAAAACCTAAATCGTGTACTGGAAGTTTTTCGTTATAATCAGAATTGGAAAAATCTTCTTCTAAATCTTCTTCCTCTTCATCTTCTTCCTCTTCGGAGTGCTTATGCATCTCCTCTTCTTCTTCAGAAAGTTCATCCTTTTCCATATCCTCTTCCTCTTCTTCCATGAAAGAAGATAGTTCACCTTCAGGCACTTCTTTCTTATGGCCCAAATCATGAACTGGTAAAGAAATTGCTTCTTGTATCAGTTTGTTCAATTTGCTAGACATATTCTAATCTCCTAAACTTGGAAAATA